CTACAGAGACGTTCGCCCTGAGTCTGATTTATTCAACAAAGCCCCTGCGGCCTTGAGTTCAGAATGAACGTGCTCCAACATTTCAGGGGATTCAGCGAACATAGCTAGAAAGCCACGGATAGCAGCGGTATTAGTTTCAACGGCGGGATTGGATGACATGGCGCCAGCCACGCTTTTGATGGTGGCCGCTTCGCTTTCCGTCCAACGGGTTTTGATCTGATCTTCCCGTACAACATGGAACGGTAAGCCAGCCTTGCCTACTTTCTTGCGGGAAAGCAGTTCCTTACGAACGCCAGAAGCGATCGCGGCCCCTGCCGTTGGTGCGGCGGGTTGACGTATTGTGGTCATTGGTTAGTCCTTAATGTAATTACTTAACTGGTTTGGTCAGAACCAGGTTTAGGTTTTCGGGGTTGCGCCCGTAGTCCATGGGGTTGTAGGTATATGGAATGTCCGTAGACATGTGGCAGAGTAAAGCGACCTTTTCAGGCAATCCTCTCTTCCGATAGGTTTTTATTGCCTCATAAGAGCACTCCAGAGCAGTGGCTGCTTGGTAAGGGCTATCAAAGTGCCTAATAACCTTTTCGGCAGCCTCAATACGCTCTCTGAGGCGTATTGCTTTAACGCTGTTTTCCATGATTCTTCCTATTCATCGCAAAGGTATAGTTATACCGATATAGCAAATTTATACCGAAACTATACCGATAGCAAAGTTTATTTAAGTTGAGTTACTTTTATACCTATGAATAAATATGAAACTCTCGGTGAGCGCTTGTTAGCGCGACGTGAAGAACTTGGCATGACGCAAGAAACGCTTGCAGATAAGGCTGGGGTAACACGAATGGCGATCAGTAAAATTGAGCTTGGTGCTACACAAAAGCCCCGAGCGGATAATCTTTTTTCATTAGCCAAGGCTTTAAAGGTAAACCCGAACTGGCTCGTTTCAGGAAAGGGTGATAAGGAACTGGTGATACCTGATCTTGTGATAGATAACGCAACGCCGGTAGACGTTTTAACAAGGGAAGTTCCATTGATTAGTTGGGTACAGGCAGGTTCATTTACAGAAGCAACACTTCTCCCAAGAGAAGACTATTTATACTACCCCTGCCCAGTGAAATGCAGCCAACATTCATTCGCACTGAAAATTGAGGGTGAGTCCATGCTCCCAAGGTTTGAGCCTGGGGACATCATTTATGTTGATCCTGAATTAATTGATCCACCAAGCGGGAAATATGTGATTGCTCGACTTAATGGCAACTTTGAAGCCACCTTTAAACAGTTGCAGGTAATGGATGGGCAGCATTATCTTAAAGCCTTAAATCCTGATTATCCCCCTGAAGCGAGATTTTTAAAGGTTAATGGTGAATGTGAGTTAATCGGAACCGTTATTTGCCATGTGAAAACCGTATAAAGGAATATACTGTGTCATTTCTGTCTGATTTGTTTAAAGGAAAAAAGCGCTCAAGAGATGATATCTGCGCAGCCATTCTTTCTTTTTGTTATGGAAATATGCTTAATCTTAGTAAAAGTAACCCAAAAACTTTTGCGGAAACTTTTTACCAAGATCCAACTAAAAGCCTTAGAGCTAGAGTGTTTAGCTCAAGTCATTTTAGTGAATGGGAAACAACTCAGCTAGAATCCCTATCCATGATAAAAGCGAAATTCATTCGAGCGAGAACTAATGAGCTATTTTTATTATTCGATTTTTCAGAAGTAGCCGGGATATTCACCATCAATAATGGTAAGGCTATATGTCCTAGTTTTGTAGGTCTACTATTTGATCAGTCGATAACTAAGCCACCAAGGGTATACTTTCTTGAACCATCAGTGGAACCTGGTACAACAATGCTAATTAAGGTTACGCATGATAGAGAGCGCTTTAACCTTGGCGATGGTCCATATAATACAGAAGCACATTTCATTGACCACGTAATATCTCTGCCTAACTACGGAGATAAAAAAAATCGAGAAAATAACCTTGATCATATAGACGATATAATCATGACGCAATGCCGTGAATATATAAACATCATTGATGAATTGAACAATCTTGAAGAGACAGGGAAAATTGTTTTCGCTAGGGGTTTTTATAATACATATAAAATATTTATCGATAAATACAAATCCATTGATAATTTCATTAATATGAGTGAACAAGAGAAAGAAGGTTTTCTTTCAAAATTAGATAATTACACTTTAAATATTAAAGCGATTGATTATGTGCTGTTTTTAGGTAGTAGGGCTTTGTTTTTATGCCTACAGCCAATACCAAGTTTTAACAGAGAAGTAACGGATAGAATGTTTTCCGTCATTGTTCCCCTTATGCCAGTGGATTGAGTCCATACCTGAATCGCACAGCAGCCATCAAGGCTGCTTTTTTTTGCTTAAAAATCAATCAAATGAATAAATACCGAAACTTTACCGAAATTATCATTGCAAAAGTACCGGTATAGTTATACCTTTTAATCATCCCAAGCGGATACGCTCTTTAAAAATCAGGTTAAGTTGCACATACCAACGGTCTGCATGTACCGGTGCGACGGCTACGGCTAAACATGACAGCGATTTTACTCAGCATCTGATCGTCAGGTGCTGCAATAAAACCGCTATTCGAAAGGTAACGCTATGGATGAAAATAGAAATCAGCCAACACAGGAAGAGATGCAGCAATTCAAAAAGTTGCTAGAAAGACACCCTCGTTTTGTGTTCCAACAGCTCAACATATGGATGAATCAAGACGGCCTTTGTCTTTCAATCCGTTCTATTGAAGAAGCAAAAGGTGGCGCTAACGGCGAACACTGATATATCGGTGAGCAATGCGATTCCCTGTAGCAAGAACCTCGAAAGATATTTCCAACAATTGCTCTTCTGGTGCAAATTCAACAAGAGATACATAAAACGCTCTGCGCTCTTGTGGCATTTCCCTCACCAACTTTTCTGCATGTGTACTGATTTCAAAAATACCGCAGGTAGAACAGGTATATGCCATGTAGTTTGTCGAATCCACAAGCACATAACTCGCTGCTCCGTCGCATAGCGGGCAACCGGTATTAAATCGTTCTTTCATTCAAGAATCCTTACTTGTTGTGGTGACAGCAAGGATAGCACGGCCGAGCGTGGGTAAAAATTCTCGGCACTCTTTGAAATAAGGACTGACCAATGACCAAGCCACGTAAAAAACGCCGCACCGCAAATGCTCGTCAGTGCGTAGAGAACCTTCAACGCATTACCCAGCGTAAAAGTGACCGCGTAGCAAAAGCGCTGGCGGCTACAGTTTGCCGCGAACCAATGCCAGCCCCTACCCAACCGCAAAAGCTGCGTTCAGTTAAAGCCAACGACGGTAGCGATCCAGATCGTTACGTTGGCTACTCAGCGGTCGGACGCCAGAAAATACGCGGCAGCAGCAAAATACCACGCGGCGTGTACTAAATACCTAAATCAAGCTCACTTCGGTGGGCTTTTTTTTCGCCTAAAAAGCGAGTTTTACGCCTCACCAGGGCAACCACAGCCACCTTCCGGTGGCTTTTTTATTTCGTTTATGAGGTATCAGATGGCCTGTAAGTGTTTTCAAGAAACCAAGAAAGCAATGGATAAGCGCTTGCGTGATGCCGTTGCCGACGACTGTGCTGAGGTTGAAGAATCCGATTTTGATAACCGCGTATACGTTCTCGCTAAAGGCGATTACTGCGGTGTCATGCTCCCTTATCGCTTTCGTTACCGCAAGCGCAAAAAGAATGGCGAGCCGGAACAGCGCTGTACCAACGGTGACACAAATATCGCAATCAACTTTTGCCCATTCTGCGGCACCAAATTTGAGGGTAAGCCGGATGAGCAAATTTTGTGATATGTGCGGCACTAACAAACGTGGCAGCAATCACTGCCCTAACTGCCAAGAAGAGGCATACATCTTCCATGAGCAATACATGGACCCGGGCTATTTGGGTAATGGGGAAATGCTGGAACCACCCGCGCCAGACAGCGATTTCATGCGAAAAGTGAGAGAGCAGCATGGGTGATGTAGGCGATCACTACAGGGATCTTAAACCCTTTCTAAAAGAACAGCGCCGCAAAGCCCGAGATGGTGCACATGAACGTATCAAGGCGTTCTTCATCAGAAATGGCATTCAATTGGAGGAAGGAAATAACACCCTAATATTCCGCACACCACAAGGCACCGTTTGTTACTACCCACCTAGCCAGAAAATGCAGCATAAAAACTTCTGGAAAGAATGCAGCCCGACCTTCTGCATGAACTATGTACTTAAACTAAGAGGACTCACCAATGACCATCAACATGACTCCCGTTAAATCATCACAGATCCACAGTATCGGTCACGACCCAGTGACCAACACGCTGGCTATTCGTTTCAACGGACGCGATAACGCCCCGGGCAACCTGTACCACTACAGCAACGTGAGCGCCGACGATTTCGCCGCGTTCTCCGGTGCTGATTCAGTTGGCAGCCACTTCTATCGCAACATCAAGCCTCACACCGACCGTTTCCCCTATCAGCGCATCAATGAGGAAAAGACCGAAGAGTAACTAAGTAGGCTTTCACCATGCGCCCACTCATACGGGGCGCATGAGTAAGTTTATTGGCAAAAAGCGAGGTTTCCGATGAGCGAATACAACTACCAGAGAATGCGGGAGGAGCAGCTTGAACGGTATGAGCGCAAGTTACATACCAGCCCTATAGAAAAGGCGGTACTGGAAGAACGCATTGAATTACTGCGCCAAAACGGAAATTTTACCGTTCTCCTGAAACAACTCATCGTATCAGAGTGCGTTTCTGGCATTGAGAAACAGCCAATTCTTCGATTAGTCGAATCGCCGGAAATGGCTGAGTGTTTGGACGAGTTTCAGGAAAGGTTGTTTTTCATGACGGTAGCCACTGAACGCATCAGTGAACTCGATGCTGAAGAGAACTGCGTACCTGATGAATTTCTCTGGTAACCCAGAAAGAGAAAAGCCCCAGTTTGCACCGGGGCTATCCCGGTCAACAGCGACCAAACCGTTGACCATAAGGACTGACCAATGACCATAGTCATCAGCAGTTGATCGGGGACCAACCCGATCCGGAGAATTATACCATGACCATCCGTTCCGTTAAATACATCCAGTACCAGCACCGTATTGGCAGCCACAACATTCACCAAAATCCACAGCAGAAAAACGGCCTGATATTCCTGATCGTCGTCATCGCAACCGCGTTTTCTGTTTTGTCGTTAATTCTGTAATAAGGACTGACCTGCATTTACAGGTCACGAGAAGCTAACACCGATAAAAGTCAGATACCACACCAAACCAAGAGATAAATAAAATGGCAAAAGCAAAAGTAACGACTGAGGTTATCTCAATACCACTACCTGATATTACAGCAGAAAAATATCCAACCCTTTATGCAACTAATGGGCTAAGGGAACTCTTTAACAATGTCCGTGAAAAGGTCATTCACGAAGTAGTTGATGTAACTACTGAGTCTGGGCGTTCGCGTATAAAAGCGCTGGCTAGCGCAGTATCATCCAGCAAGGTGGCGGTTGAAACACCTGGGCGAGATTATTTACGCAAGTTAAAGGAGGCGGTCAAGCCAGCCGAATCCGAATTAAAATGGTTTGTCGATTCGATGAATAAGCTACGGGATGAGGTTCGTTTACCCGTAACAGAATATGAAAACACCGAAAAAGAAAGAATCCAAAAGCTGAATGCCCGGCTAAACATCCTTCGCCAATCTGTAGATGTCATTGATGAGTTTGGCACACTTTTAAGCTCAGCTATTATTTCTCAGCGGTTAGATACAGTAACGACCACTAAGATAGATGCTTCTTGGCAAGAACTACGAACTGAGGCTGAGGCGGCAAAGGACGCTGCAACCGCCAAACTTCAGCAGTCTCTCGCTATTGCAATTGAACGCGAGACACAGGCGGCAGAAACTGAGCGCATCAGAAAGGAAAATGAAGAACTCCAGCGCCAACAGCGTGAAGAAAAAATACGCCAAGATGCTGCGGAAACAGCACGAATTGCCGCAGAAAAAGAGGCCGAACGCAAACTCCAAGAGCAGCGTAACGCAGCAGCAGTAGAGATATCGAAGGCAAAAGCTCAACAAGAGGAGATTGAACGTCGAGAACGTGAAGCCAAAGAACAGGCAGAAAGAGATAAAGAGGCTGCGATTGCTTTGGCTGTTGCCGCTGAAAAAAAGAAGGAAGCCGATCGTATTGAACGTGAAAATGCAGAGCGCGAGGCTCAGGAACAGCGAGAAAAGGACAAGGAACATCGCCAAAAAATCTACAGTAGATTTATGGATGACTTGGTAGCCAACACATCGCTTACTCGCGTTCAGGCTCGTGAGGTAGTTGTTGCAATATCGGCCAATAAATGTCCTGACGCAAAACTTATCTTTTGAGGTTTATATGAAACCAGGAATATATTTTGATATTCCAAACGAGGATTACCACGCTGATGAAGGTATCAGTAAATCCAAATTAGATATGGTTGATAAAAGTTCGGCCTTAATCCCTTGGTATAAAGAAGCCCCTATTGATAAAGAAAAGTTATCGGCCCTTGATATGGGATCCGCCATTCATTGTGCTGTGCTGGAACCGGATGAATTTAGCAAGCGGTTTATCAAATCACCTAAATTTAATCTTCGGACTAATAAAGGGAAATTAGACCAAGAAGCGTTTTTGGTAGATTGCGAGGATAGTGGAAAAACTGTATTGGATTATGAACAGCACCGCAAAATTAATCTGATGGCAGGCAGTATTTATGCACATCCAGCCGCCAGAGCATTACTTGATATGCCGGGATATTCTGAACCATCAATTTACTGGATAGATGATGAAACAGAAAACCTATTAAAAATCAGACCTGATCGACTGGTAAAAGATAGGCCAATTATTCTTGACCTTAAAAAAACAGCCGATATGGACAGATTGTTACGTTGGCATATCGAAGAGTTCCGTTACCACGTCCAAGACGCTATGTATAGCGATGGGGCACAACATCACTTTGGCGAACCTTATTCATTCGTATTTATTGCAGTCAGTGAAACCATAGACTGCGGTCGTTATCCTGTGCGCGTTTTCACTCTTGAGCCATCAAAGAAAAAACGTGGGCATGATCTTTATAGAATCAATCTTCTTACTTACAGCGAATGTAAAAGAACCGGGCATTGGGGTGGTATTGAGATAATTTAGGAGAGAAGATGAGCGAATTAACGATTATTCAAGATAATTTAAAAACACAGCTAGTTTCTGCGAAAAATATTCTTCCAAGCCATATTAACTTTGATCGGTTTGTCACCGCTGCTGCCGTTGCCATAGCGAATAATCCAGATCTTGACGTTGCAGATCCACAAAGCTTAATTAACTCACTTACGCTGTGCGCCAAGGATGGATTAATTCCAGATAACCGGGAAGCAGCCTTGGTCGTATTTAACACCAAAGTTAAACGCAATGGCCTTGATACATGGATCAAAAAGGTCCAATACATGCCAATGGTGGACGGCGTAATGAAACGAGCCCGGCAGACTGGTGAAATATCCATTATCGCTGCCAGGATTGTTTATGAAAATGATGCTTTCCGAGCTTGGATGGATGACAGTGGCGAGCATATAAGTTATGAGCCTACTTTGGGTGAGCGTGGAAATATCATTGGTGCTTTTGCGTATGCTCGGATGCATAAAGGTGAAGTTCAATTTGAATGGATGAATCCCGCTGATATCGAAAAAGTCCGCCTTGCGAGCAAAAACCCAGACAGTCCACCATGGAAGAATTGGTGGGAAGGCATGGCACGTAAATCTGTTATGCACCGCCTGGCACGTCGGCTACCGAATAGCTCTGAACTTATGGAAATGTTAGAACGCGGCAATGAAATGAATTGGCAGCAAGATGTAATAGAGAAAGATGTAACACCTAATCGTTCATCTGGTGATATTGATAACCTAAACAATCTTATTAATGAAACTACTTCATTAAAAGGGAATGACATTTCCAGTGCTATTGATAATAACTCTCCAGTGGTGAGTGATAGTGTGAAAACTAACCCTGACACGCCTGACATTATTACTGAAAGCGACCGAAATGCTTTTGATGCTCTACTTTGGCAAATGGGTGAATGCCAAAGCATGGGAGAACTTCGCGGAGTTGCCAAACAAATGAGACTTCTCCCAAAAGATCCGATATCTACGGAAGAAGCTAATAGAAAGTATCAGCAAGCAAGAGAAAGAATCGAAAGTTCCACTTCATCATAGCCGCCATACACGATCATTAAACTTAGGTATCTCCCATGACAACTGAAACTTCAGTGGCTAGCACACTGGAATCTTCCCTGCGCCCCGTTCGGGGCGCAACTCGCTTTAGCAATTGAGCAAACCACGGGGATCGTTCAGCGCTCGGTAGAAAGCGCCACGGTTTTATTAGACCAAGCACAGGCTCTGTGCATTGAGCAGCTTAATAAAGAAGTCGATGACTACAACGCAATTATTGACCGGCTTGAGGCAGCCGAAAGTGACCTGACCACCAAGGCATTGGCGCTTACACAGATTCAGGAACGTATCGATAGTGCAGAACTCACAGCAGCAGAAGCCACTGCCGAGCGTGATAGCGTCACTGCAAAATATAAGCTGGCCATCACCGAAAAGGGGATGCTGGCGACTGAGCTGAATCAGTTGAAATCCCTCAACCCTGAGCGCCTTAAAGCGCAGTTGGCGCGCGTAAAAATCGACCTGAACGACAGCCGCACACTGCGCGATCAACAACTGGCTGAAATCCGCCGACTGAAGAAGGAAGCAGCAGATAAAACCAGCAAGCTATCAACGATGGTTCAGCTCAATGATGAGTTGAATCACGCGATCGCTGATATGAGATCTCGTCTACAGCGTGCAGATGGTGACGTTGAGCAACGCCACTGGCAGGCGGCCAACGGCGTGCAGTTCTATTTCTACACCTTCCAATGGGGATTGCAGCTTTATTCCCCTGAGTATGACGTGAAAATCCTGAACGATATCGACTGGCACCTTGAGATCCGCAGCACCATCGGTATCTGCATGATCGTGTCAGTGTCGGAATGGGCAGTGCCAATCTACCCCACGGTAGAAAACTTCAAAGACTCATGGCCGGAAGGCTTAACGGAAGCCGTTACCGCACGAATTCGCGAGCTGCTGGAAGAAACGCATCCTCACTTAGTTCGTCGCGCTGAATGGGCGGAATCCGTGTTGGCCGGTTCGCTCCCGTTGAAAGAGCAGCACCTCGACCTACTCAGCGCTGCGGGCATTCACTCGCTGTTTGATGTGGTGCGCCGCACGCCGGATGCGCTGGCCGAGAAAGTAAAAGGCTTTGGAATCAGCACGGCCCGCCAGGTGCATGCGAAGTGCATGGGGTTGGTAAAGGATTGGGAATTGGCACAAAAACAGAGCGAGGCCGCATGATGGATGAAGAATTGAACCCTGTTGGCGTGTTGTTTAAGCCAGAAGACGACAAATGTAACTGGCTGCCAGTCATCATTTACCGTATGCGCACCCGGTCATCAATACGTGCGGGAGAACCTTACAAACCGGAGCCTAAACCCATTTACACGGGCTATGACCCTCAGAAGCAGCAACCAACAACGCCACGTATTGGCGCACGGCGTAATTACTCGTCATCCATCATGCTCGGCATCTATCAGTTGCACCGCCGCGGCATCAACGAAAATGTGATCGCCAAAGATACCAGTATCCCGGTAGGTGATATCCGCAAACTGCTGGCACATAAAACCCAAGTTCAGCGCAAGCAGTGGCAACTTGCTCAGCAACTGCCATTGCCATCTAAAGCGGTGATTTTGCATCGCCTGGGTAAGGAGGCTTGAGTGAAAGAACGGGGAATGATTTTCAATGCCGAAATGGTTCGGGCAACTTTGTCCGAACAGAAAACGCAGACGCGGCGTATCGTCAAACTCCAGCCTGATGAAGATGGCTTAGCTCGCCTGAGTGGCGGGCCGTGGATGGATACTAACGAGAAGGTTTATCCCTGCCCATATGGAGAGGTTGGCGATAAGTTATGGGTGCGGGAAACATGGCAGGTCATTCACGATTACACCGATGAATACGGGAATGTCGATGAGCGTCGTTTCGCGCGTAGCATACCAAAACAGCGCGGCAATTACTGGCACCCAGTTTATGCAGAGCGTTTTGGTAGTGAGAGCCGTGATGACCGTGGTTTTCCTTGGCGACCTGCTATCTACATGCCGCGTTGGGCCAGCCGCATAACGCTGGAGATCACCGACGTGCGCGTTGAGCGGTTGAACGATATCAGCGAAGAAGATGCAAAAGCAGAAGGTGCGCCGACTGAATGTTGCGTTATTGGCTATAAGCACTTCCTTGGTTTTCGCACTCTCTGGAAATCAATCTACGGCGCTGAAAGTTGGAATGAAAATCCATGGGTATGGGTTATCGAATTTAAGCAAATCAAATAAGTAAGGACTGACCAATGACCAATAACACCACTGAAAAAAACACTATCGTAGACACGTCTCCGCTAAATACGCTCCCCCTTCCCGAATTACTGGCAAGCCGCATTACTCAATTTGCCGCCAGTCCTGCGATGCTGGAAATCATCGACAGGCATGTTGCGCGCTTTGTTGGAGAAGTTGTTAAAGACTCCTTTTGCACTTGGGATAATTTTGGCAAAGGCGTCAAAGATGCTTTCAAAAACGCATTACCGGGCGGCATAGAACGTGTTGTAGACCTTGGGCGATACAACGCCATGATCGAAGAGCGTCTGCGTGCCACCTTCGCCAGCAGCGGTATAGCAAACGACATGATTGCTAAAGCAGAGGCAGTGCTGAACGATGTCATGGATGAAAAGTTGCTGTTACCAGTTATCAAGTTAAGCACATTGATGGAAGCGTTCATCAAAGATAACGCAGAGCGTGCCGCAACCGAAGGCTGGGACTCACCCTCACTTGAGATCGTAGACGGAAGTTACCCCTGTGACGATTACCGGACCATCTATTTTGATAAAGAGCCAGGCAGTAGCCGGAACAACCGCCATTCTTCATTAACCGCCCGCCCCAACAATCGCTTAAGCCTTGCTCCCGTTGATGGCGAAGTATTTGAAGGTGAGCAGGTCTATCGTATTTATGCAGCAGCGATCGATGACAAGCTCGTACAAGACCATCTCAGCACAGATCTTATCCGTAGAGACTGGGAGAAAATGATGTTCGCTCTGTACTACGGGCAGTCAAAAATCATCATTGATTGCGATCCTGATAACTTCTCCTACCCGCACTACGATTAATCCTCTGCTGATATCTCCATAACATAGCCGCATCCGTTCTGTGATGCGGTTATCCCCTTTTCCAGCGAATACCGAAGGAGGCCGCCTTGTTCGGTCTATTTCTTTACGTCTGTTACACGTTCCAGCCCTGCCAATACGAACCACAAGGCTGGGTTTATCCCGATCTGCAAAATTGTGAAGCCGATATCAGGGCGCAGAAATTGCCTAGCGCTTATGAGTGCTTGCCTGTTGAGTCCATTGTGCCTGCGCGAGGTGATTAATGCCCCCCCCCCAACGTCCAATTCTTGATATGTGCAGTGGATCGCGCATGTTTTGGTTCGATAAAAGCGACAGCCGCGCTGTATTTTCCGACATTCGCCAAGAGCGCCACGTCTTATGCGATGGGCGTAGTCTGGAAATTAACCCCGATGTTATCGCCGACTTTCGCGCCCTTCCCTTCGACGATGCGCAATTCGCCCTTGTAGTTTTCGATCCGCCCCACCTTCTACGCGCTGGCGAGAGCAGTTGGCTGCGTAAAAAGTACGGCGCGTTAGATAGGGATACATGGCAAGAGGATTTGCGGGCCGGATTTAGTGAAGCCTTTAGAGTCCTGCGACCGCTCGGCACACTCATCTTTAAATGGAACGAAACACAAATTCCGGTTCGTGACGTGCTGGAACTTACAGATCAACGGCCTGCATTCGGCCACCTATCTGGCAAGCGCAGTAACACCCACTGGATTTGCTTTCTAAAAGGAGAAAAATGAATGACAGGTTTAACGAAGACAATAATCGTTACCCTGGAATTAGACATTCCAGCCTCAGCGACAGAAGAAGACATATCTGATTTCGTCGATGTTGAATTCGCTCAATGCAACAGCATGAAGTTGGATAATCCGTGCAGAGATAATTTTGAAATCGTCGACCATTCATGGAGGGCTGAATAACATGACAAAAACAACGACCCTTCAAATTAAGCAGGCGCGACCGAACGATAAGGAAGTTGAAGCGTTCTGGAAATTGTATCGTGCGGCTCAAAGGGTGGAAAATCGCTGGTGCCAAAACACGGTTCCACTGGTAGCTGAAGAACTGGCGAATACGCAGTTATCCAGGGAGGAAAAAATGTTCCTACTACGAGCCTGGCAGGTTCTTGTCGATGGCAGCGGCGGCTTTTCTCGCTTCATGGGTGCCTTTGACACCTATGTGTACAACTTTCAGGATGCAGGGGACGATTGCATCGCGCTGAAGCCGTCGTTGCGGCAAGTGTGGAGCGATGGCGAACTGCTGCCAGTTGTTTTGGAAGCCTACGAGGACGCCAAGAGCGCCAAACCTCACCACAACGGCATGATGCAGTTATCTCAAGAGCTAGTGGCAGCAAATCGTCGTGTTGTTGAGCTGCCAACGCAGTTGGCAGAGCTGCGGGGGCAAGAGCCGTTTGGGTTTATCAACGGAATTGCGACAGATGGCGGAATTGAAATCCTTACTCCAGTTCGCCTGCTGGATACAGACGTGGCCGTATATTCCCAACCCGTTCCACCAGCCGCAAGCCAGCTAGAACGCGATGTTTCAGCGGTTGTTGGGCTACTGGAGGATCAGGAGTGGGCAGAGCATTGCGCTATCAGAACGGAATTAGGTCGCAGGCTTGAGAACGCCATCACTGAATTGCACAACCAACTAAGTGAGGCAAGCCAGCCTTACACGGTGCCGGATGACATTGTTCAAGCGCTAATTACTGCGATAGAAAAGGAGCAAGAACGCCTCTTTGGTGAGGATTATCTGATGGACTCAAAAGACTGCATTGATGTAATCCGCGAGCAGGTGGAGCGTTTGAGATCACGCCGCGCCGACATGCTCCAGAATCCTGATAGCGGCAATATGGTTGGCCTTCGTTCTGGCATTAATGCCATTCGCGCATCAGGCGTAAACATTGACGCTGAAAAAATATTTGCTGAGCGTGCCACGTTGAATCATCCGGTAATTCCTGACGGTTGGGTGCTTGTACCCGCGAACGCCAATGCTGCGATGGTAAGCGCTGCTGGTCGTGCTGCGCGGGAATACATGGAGGAATACGGCGGGAATAGTCCTCAGGTGATTTATCAAGCAATGCTCGCCGCCGCGCCACGGCGTTTAAACGGCCAGCACGAACGTGTTAATAACGACGAATAACCGAGCCGCCTAAACAGCGGCTTTTTTATTTCCGAAATTTAGGAGAAGCACATGCCTCAAACCTGGTCGGTTCCATTCCCGGAATCGAAAACTGAACATAATGGCTACCCTGTTTACTGGCGATATTTTGAAACCGTTCAGGAAGCCGGAATTGAAGTTATCGCCGAGCAATATATTGCCTTCCACCAGACCAATAGCTATGCCTTTTTATGCCCTGCTCACTGGGCTAAGAACTATGATATTGCTCGGGATAAGGCGCAGTGGCTCGACGGGTGGAAAAAGAAAAATATGCGATACGCGATCAAAAAAGTTGCAAAATCAGCAGAACGTTCTTTTGCCTTCCCATCACAACAACTGGCGTTAGAAAGCCTGCTACGTCGAAAGAAATATCATCTGAGACGGTTAAATCAGGATATCGCCATTATTACTACCGTTGTTGAAGAAATGAAAAATCTGGATTTGTCATCCCCTCAGATCGGATACAACTTCGGCCATAACGCCGAAACGGAAACCTGGACTTTCTTCTAACCTAAGCCCCTTCCTTCTACAGACAAAACGACCAAAACTAGGGCGTGTCTTTGGCATGCCCTTTATAAGGACTGACCAATGGCGCGAATGCTTTTACTCAAAGTCTGGGCAATAGATGAATTCGGTGATGAAACGCCATCGAATAACACGCTATATCACTATGCCAAGCACAACATGATTTCCCCGCCACCGAAAAAAGTCGGACGTAAATGGATGGTGGAACAAGATGCCCGCTTTATAGGCATGATCTCCGAACCCACAATAAATAAATCAGATAACCCACTGCTGAAAAGGATTCTTTCGGATGGCCGGTAGACCTCGGAAACATAACATCAAAGTACAAAATCTATTTTGTTTTACCGACCCGCGAACCAAGCGGGTTTATTGGCAATATAAACACCCTTTAACGGGTAAGAGACATGGACTTGGAACGAATGAGACTGACGCTACCGCAATCGCAATAGAAGCCAACCTCCGAATTAGCGAACAGCAGGTGAAACAGGCATTTGCTATCCGTGAACGCACTCTGTCAATCTCAGGAAAAGGTATAACCGTAAGCGGTTGGCTAGAAAAATATAAAGCGATTCAAGATGAGAGGCTGAAATCAGGCGATATCAAGTTCAACACTCACAAACAACGTAATAAACCCATATCCTTATTTAATCAGCACGCAGGTATGAAATTACTCACGGAGGTGGGGGCTAAAGATATTGCAGAAATTTTGGACGACTATAAATCTAACGGGCAATCACGCATGGCGCAGGTAGTTCGCTCCGTCCTCATTGATGTTTTCAAAGAGGCGCAGCATGCTGGTGAAGTCCCTCCTGGTTATAACCCTGCACTTGCCACTAAGCAGCCACGTAAAAGAATTCAGCGCCAGCGTTTGGATTTGGATGAATGGCAGGCCATTTTTGATGTGGCCGATGCTCAGCATCAATACATGGGGAACGCCATGCTACTTGCTCTGGTGACGGCTCAACGCTTAGGGGATATTGCCAATATGAAATTTTCAGATATCTGGGATGACCACCTACATGTTGTTCAAGAGAAAACAGGCGCCCGGGTTGCCATCCCACTATCACTGAAATCGAATGCCACAGGATGGACGCTGCGCGATGTCATTGCACGGTGCAGAGATTACGTTGTCAGTCCTCATCTGGTCCACTTCTTTCGCTCAACCTCACAAGCAGAGCGTGGCGCTGCCGTGGCATCCAGAACCATTACAATGCGATTCAGTGCAGCCAGGGATAAGACGGCGCTTGTGTGGGAAAACGGTACACCGCCGACATTTCACGAACAGCGGTCATTAGCAGAGCGGCTTTATAGGGAGCAAGGTGACGTTGATACTCGAATGCTTCTGGGACATAAATCACAGCAGCAGACAGATAGCTATAACGATGATCGCGGTAAAGATTGGGTAACAATTCAGATTAAAACAGCATGA